AGTACTGTGGAAGTGTATATTCTAGTATTTATTAATAATATTTTAATTATTTTATTAATTAAGTAATTTATTCTAGAGCTTTTTATAGTGGTATTGTAAAAAACTACGAAAAATAATTGACATAATCAAGCCCAAGACAATAATAAACCAAAAAAAGATTATTTTCCATTTGGCTTATATTTATATGAAAGATAAACTAAAAACTTAACAAATACAAAATGGCAGATTTACTAATGAAAATGCCGGTTCCTTACGAACCGAAAAGAGTTAACCGATTCATTGTTAGATTCCCTTCATCATTGGGTATCAACGAATGGTATGTTACTTCAGCTAAAAGACCTAGTGCTAAAATTAACTCGGTTGAGATTCCTTTCTTAAACACTTCAACTTACGTTGCAGGTAGATTTACTTGGGAAGCTCTTCAAGTTACATTTAAAGACCCAATTGGTCCTTCAGCATCACAAGCTTTAATGGAATGGTTCCGTTTACACGCAGAATCAGTAACAGGTAGAATGGGATATGCTGCTGGATATAAAAAAGACATTGAATTGGAAATGTTAGACCCAACAGGAGTTGTGGTTGAAAAATGGATTCTTCAAGGTACATTCATCACCGACTTAAACTTTGGTGATTTGGATTACAACAACGATGCAATCGCAACTATCCAATGTACATTGAGAATGGATAGATGTATTCAAGTATACTAATACCATTTTCTACATAATATTATTAAACCAACAACCGAATTAGTAAATCTGTCTAATGGGTTGTTGGTTTTTTATTTTAAATCTTTACTTTCACATAGTTATTAAGTAAATTAACACTATGGAACAATTTGCAATAGACCCAACAATCGCATATGATGTAGTTGAACTTCCTTCTAAAGGTATTCATTACACAAACAAGAAAAAATCGGTTCGAGTGGCTTACTTAACCGCTACCGATGAGAATATTTTATCCGCTCAAAACTTACTTAAAACCAATACAGTTATTGAGGAGTTATTGAAAAGAAAAATATTAGATAAAGACCTACCAATAGACGAACTATCAGATGAAGATAGAAGTGCAATTCTTATATTTTTAAGAAACACATCTTTTGGTCCAGAATACACATTTTATTTACGAGATCCGAAAAATGATGAAGAATTCACTGCAGTAGTGGATTTAAGTGAAATAACATTTAAAGACTTCACATTGGCTCCAGATGAAATGGGAGAATTTAAATTCCATTTCCCAAAATCAAATGTCGACATTACTTTTAAATTTTTAACTAAAAAACAACTTAAAGAAATTGAAAAAATTGAAGAGAGTTGGAACGGTATTGGTGTTGCACCGATTGTTACCAAACAGTTAGAAATGATGATTAAATCCATCGCTGGTAATAGAGACCTGATGAACATCCACAATTTTGTTGAACAGATGCCAATCAAAGATTCTCAAGACTTCAGAAAATTCGTAAAAGAACATAAACCAAATTTAGATTTAGTAAAATCAGTAACCGCCCCGTCAGGAGAACTTGTCAATGTAGAAATTGGCTTTGGGGTGGAGTTTTTTCGCCCTTTCTACGGAGTATAAGAAGGGACAATTAGACGAGATTTTATTCTTGGTTAAAAGAGGGTTTTCCTATGGGGATGTTATGTCTATGCCAATATACATAAGGAGGTACTATATCAATTATTTAATTGAATTAGAAACCACAACTTAATCTATTTATATGTATGAATGCATCAGATATAGAATTAGCTAAAGCAGCTAGAAAAGGTTCCGACGAGTTTGAAAAAGTGTACGTTAGAAAATTTGGCAAAACGGACGGAGCTACTTTAGGAAATAAATTTCAATTCTATCTTAGTATAGACCCTAACGCTAAAACTAATGATGGTGGAGGTGGTGGAGGAAATTCAAATAGCGATGCGGGTAAATTAGTTAATGGTATAGGTGGAATACAAGACTTCAGTAGTAAATTAACTATGGGTCCTAGTACTGATATTACTGATTTAAAAACTTTCTTAGGTGCGGGAGTAGAAACACTAGAAAAGTTCTTTGGTAAAAATGGTGGAATTATTGACGGAACCGCCGCTTTGATTAAAAATTTAGCGGGAGCAGCAATGGTGGGTGCTGAAGATATTCTAAAAAAAGAAGTAGAACTTAGAGCTCAAATCAATTCCCAATTAGGGGTTGCGGGAGATTTATCAAAAAATTATAGACAAGAAATTGTTGCGTCATTACCTGGAGTTGTTTCAATGGGTTATGGTTTTCAACAAGTAAGTGATTTAATGGTTGGTCTTGCTGAAGAAACAGGAAGATTTACAACATTAAACGCAACCGTAGTGGCGGATACCGCCAAAACATCAAGAGCTTTCGTTGGGGACTTAACGGAAATGTCAAAAGTTTTCTCAACATTTGAACAAGTTGGTATTGGAGCAGAAAAATCATTAGAAGCAATTAATCAAGCGGGTAAGAGTTCGATAGAGTTAGGATTAAACGGTAAAAAAACTGTTAATGAAATTCGAGCAAATATTGGTAAGTTAAATGAATATGGTTTTCAAAACGGTATACAAGGTTTAACTAGAATGGTACAAAAGGCAACCGAATTCAGAATGAGTATGAATGAAGTGTTTACCATTGCAGATAAGGTTATGGACCCAGAAGGTGCAATATCATTATCCGCTAATTTACAAGTGTTAGGTGGTGCAATTGGTGATTTTGGTGACCCACTTAAGATGATGTATGACGCAACTAATAATGTTGAAGGGTTACAAGATGCTTTAATTGGTGCTGCGGGGTCTTTATCCACATATAATAGTGAACAAGGTAGATTTGAAATTACTGGTGTAAATTTAAGAAGGGCTAAAGCAATGGCTGCCGAATTGGGAATCAGTTATCAAGAATTATCGAAAGGGGCAATTGCCGCCGCTGAGAGATCATCAGCGGCTTCGGCATTAATGAGTAGAGGTTTAAAATTAGATGACAAACAAACAGAATTTATTACTAACCTTGCTAGAATGAAAGATGGTACAATGACAATTGATGTTTCATCTATTTCAAAAGAATTTGGTGGAGCTCAATCTATTGCGTTAGATAAGTTAACACAAGAACAAGCAAATATATTAAAAGAAAACGCGAAGAAATTAGAGGGAATGAGTATTGAGGAAGTTGCAAGAGATCAATTTACCGAAACCCAAAACTTAGTTTTAAAGACAAATGAAATTTTAACAATATTAAAAGTTCAATTCGCTAAAGCTATGGTTGGACCAGGAGAAACTGCGGATAGTTACATAAAAGAAGCTAATAAGTATCTTAGTGGGGCGCTTAAAGGTGAAAAAGGAAACAAAGCGGGTGAAATGGTGGAGACAGTTAGAAACCAAGGTTTATCGGGAATATTAAAGGGTAGTGCCTCTAACAAAAAACAAGAAGCGTTAAAGGTTGATAATAAACCAAAAACGGCAACAAAAGAAGATAAAACGACTAGTACTGATAAACCTATGACCGCGGCCGAATATCTTCAAATCCAAAATAGTACAAAATATGACAAGAATAAACAAATTATAATCAACAATAATTTGGAACCTATGAACCCGAACGATTATCTATCCCTACAGATTTAATATTTCGTATAAACCTCTATTTATTAGAAAAGCGATATAATGCCAAGCTACTTAGATTTTGATTCTACAAAAAGATTTAGAGATTACATCTTAAGTAAAACGTTGAATAGACCTAACGGTCCTCAAACGTTTACTCAAAGCTCGTATACAATTCAAACTCTAAGTGAAATGGCTAACCCAGATTTACCTGAAGTTGACCAAAACAGAGCAACAGACCTATTACAGACCCAAAATACGAACATATTCAAACCGTTGGAGTACTTTGTCACAGAGACATTAGATACACTCCCAAGACGAGCAAATTTACAACTATACCCATATTTCAATTCGGGTAACTATAACTTTATCAGTATTATGTCAACAGACAATTATGATACTGAATCAGAGTTAATGAAGTTTGCCGCTTTGAATATGAGATTGAACCAAAGTGGTCCAGTTTTTTCAAGAATTAATAGAAATATTGAGGCGGCAACAAATGGTAGATTAAGAATTTTAGATGCGTTAAATGGTAATACAGCAACCGCAATTAATTTAATTACAGGTAGAGAACCATTAATTGAATCGAACAATAAAATTACTGTTGCTAAAACCCTTCCAGGTAAAGCGATTGACTTTTTACAAACAGTTGCAGGGGTAGAATTCCCTTGGTCTGAAATACCTGGAGATTATTTAAGTAACCCAAGAAACCCAATTAACGTTAGACCACAAGCTAAAACCGAATTAGGTAAAGTTTGGCAAGATGTCACAGGAGCATTAGGTTCATTAATAGGAATACAAAGAAGACCAAAATTAGATAGGAAACCATCAGATTTGATGATTGAATATTTGGGAGAAGGTCAAAAGAATGTATTATATGATAATTTATCATATTCAAAATACGCACCAAATTATACCACAACAGCAAGATCACAAAACTCATCGAAAGTG